TCCTTTATATTTATCACGATTTTTTGGTTTATATTTTCCTTTGTAGGCCATAATAAATATTCGATAAATAAAAATGTATATGAACCTATTTATACGAGAACTAAGTATGGCGATTAAGGAGAATTAAATGTCGGGACCGGCAACAAGTCAAGCTGATTTTACCTATCCATCTACATTACATGAAAAAGATGAAGGTCACTGGGTATTATTCACCTCTTATCCTCACGGACAGCAAGGTTCAGGAGGCGCGCAACAATATACTGTAGCACTTCCTATGGGTGCACAATCGATGATTACAACTGCGGAAGCAGTATATGCGGAACAACAAGGTTTGGCTACTATGATGACGGAAGCTGCTGCCGCTGTTGCAACCGGGGTAAAACATTTTGATAAGTCCGCATCAACGCCCGAAGTTCAATCTGAGAAAGGATTCATAGAAGGCATAGTTGACTCAGTCAAAAATATAGCAGGAAACGTTGCGGAAGCAGTAGGGAATCAGGTTTTGGAGAAATCGGATATCGCAAAGAGATTAACTGCAGGTGCACTTAGTATCGCATCTAATCCTAAATTAGCTTTACTTTATCAAGGGCCCGGAAAATTTAGAAAATTTGTATTTGAATTTCCTATGATAGCAACATCAAAATCTGAGGCGGAAACAATAGAGAAAATTATAAAGGTTTTCAGATTTTCTACGTTACCTGGATTTGAGAAAGGACTCAGGAATGCTTTTGAAATTGAAACTTCTCCGCAGAATGCAAAGCAAAGAAGTAAAGGTGCTGGATATAATTTCTATCAATTTCCATCTACGTGGGATATTGTGTTCGGGCATAGCACGGGGACTGGAGGACCATTCAAAATAGCAAGAAGTGTTTGTAATAGTGTTTTAGTAAATTATGCCGCAGCCGGCGTACCATTCTTTTTTAAAGATGGAAGACCATTCGAAGTAAAACTTACACTCACTTTCACAGAAACAGTTATTATCACTAAAGAATTAGTACAAAAAGGTTATTAATGTCATATTTTGCACATTTACCCGTAATTGAATATAATATACATGGTAATAAATATGGTGAAACATTTACCGCAAGGGATATATTTATTCGTAATCTAATAAAGCAAAATGTAATCGATAAAGCTCTAAATTTCGAAGAACATACTATTGGTGACGGAGAAAGACCAGATACTACTTCTTATCTCGTATATGGCAGCGTAAAATATGATTGGATTATATTTTTAACAAATAGAATGTTTAATCCATATTTTGATTGGCCTTTAAGTCATCAGGACTTTACAAAGATGATAAGAGGAAAATATGGATCTGTTGAGAGAGCTAAAAAACATATTTTCGAATATAGACAGATTATAGAAGCGGAAACAGATACGGCTACATTAAAAGAAGTTATTATTGATAAAGACGCTTATAATGCTTTACCAGATAGTGAGAAAAAAAGAATCACCAAATATGATATAGAATTTAAAAGAAATGAAGCGAACAGACGTATTAAAATCATTAATAGGCAATATGTCGAAAATATTCTTAAAGAAGCTCAAAATAAACGATATAGGTAATAAAATATGGCAGATCGTATTAGTGAAATCTACGAGCTAGATCCAATAGCAAGAAATGATAAAAAACCACCTCAAATAGATTCTCAGGTAGAAGAAAACGAGCAATTACATAAAGACCAAGCGGTCGCCGGTGATTATAAAATGACGGAGTGTACAATGCTCACTCCCAACACAGAGAATCCTATTGATATGTTAGATATAGTTGATTCTGTAACTATATATGAAGATATCTCTAAACCATATTTACTATGTGATATTGCAGTAAGAGACGGAATGGGTTTTAGAGAGTTGGCCCCGCTAGTCGGTGAAGAATATATTGTTATCGAAGCAATAACAGCCGGATTTGAAAGTCCCGGTCCCGGGCCGGTAGATATCATGACGGGAAATGCTGATCAAGCGGATACCGATCAAAAAGTTCAAAAGCTTTTTAGAGTAGATTCCGTTTCACCTATTGGTAATGTTACTGATAGATATAAAATATATGTAATTCACTGTATTTCACTGGAAGCCATTATTAGCGAAAAGAAAAAAATAAGTAAGGGATTTCAAAGCCGTAATATTGGGGAGATTGTAAAAGAAATCTATCAAAATTATATTACTGCTTCAATCACAAAACATTATAATCCTGCTTCCGCTTCTGAAGTAAACTTACCCGTACAGAATTATCGAAAGTTTTTCAAACCAAAGAAGATATGGATTGAGCCAACAGAAGGTAATTTTGATTTTTGTTTTCCGTTTAGTAGTCCATTTGATATTATTTCAGATTTAGCAGAAAAGGCAGAAGCAGCCTCACCTGAAGTTCCAGATGATTCGACAGATCCTCAAGATGATAAAGCCACCGACGGCGCTCTCTACATGTTCTATGAAACTCTAACACAATTTAAATTTGAAAGTTTAGAGTCGAGTTTTAAAAGAAAGCCGAAACGAACATTTTTCTCAGAAGTCATTACAACTATCGACCCTGCAGCAGATGATAAATTTATGGGAAGAGGTGATCCAATACACCAATTTAATAATATAGAAGAGTTTCGAATAGATAACCTTTTTAATGTCATAGCAAATTTGCGCGAGGGAATGTATGCTTCCAAATTAATAACACACGATATGATTCGAATGAGATACGATTTGATAGGGTACAGATATACTGGGTTGAAGGAAGATGTGATGAAAGCTTTTAATGTAATCTTGCATGCAACTGAATCAACTGATGGAGAAGCTTTCGAACAAGCTAAGAAGAAGTTGATGGATTTTACTCGAAGCCTTGGTGAAGGTAAACTTTGTTCTCCAAAACATGATTGTTTACTCGATGATGGTGGAGAAGGATCGCGCGTAAAATTAACAGGAACAAATTTTAATCATGATTATTATTTTGCAACAAATAGAAAAGCGGGTGGACAAGGAACTAATGTAACACCAGCCGGCGCCAGTCCCGGGATTAAAGCATCAAATCTTGAAAGAAGAGTTCAAAAAAGAGATTCGCAGTTACAACAACTTGATAATATAAGATTAACCATTAAAGTAAACGGTGATTCATCTCTAAGAGTTGGAGACATATGTAATGTGAAGATACCCTCAGCTGTTGATAGTGAAAATGCAAAAGACTATGATGCATGGTTAAACGGAAAATATATGATGACAAAAATAAAACATGTTTTTGATGATGAAAGATATACTCAAGAAATACAAATCAGAAAAGATGGGTTTGAACAACCTTTGCCCGCCGCGCAGGAATTAGCTGATTTCCTAGCAGATGCTGATAACGGAAATGCAACTACTGCGGCACTGATTGGTGAACTGTCAGCAAAAGATGCAAATGTATATCAGGAAAAACATGGAGGCAAAGAAATTCACCTGGGTGATGTGCAGAGTAAGGAAGAACGCACAAAAAATTTAAATGCCGGGCCTTGGTTTGCAATCGACGGCAGGCAGCTCGATCCGTGGGAAATTAATTCTGCCGGCGAGCCAATTGGTGGCACTGCTTACCCGAGTAGAGAAGCCGCCAACTTAGCACGGTTAGGTGGCGGTACTGAAGGTTTTTAATTAAGGAGAAAATGGAAACAGATTTTATGGGAAAAGAGGGCTTTGTATGGGCCGTCGGTGTTGTGGAAGATAGATTTGATCCTTTATTTCTAGGAAGATGTCGGGTAAGATGGCTCGGTTGGCATACCAAGGATAAACAGGACCTGCCCACTTCTACTTTACCATGGGCTTTTCCTATGATGCCTATTACTTCTGCTTCTCAAACTGGAGTTGGAACAAGCCCAACAGGACCAGTAGAAGGTACTTGGGTATTTGGATTTTTTAGAGACGGTAAAGAAGCCAATGATCCAGTTATGATAGGCACATTAGGAGGACGACCGGATAAACCATGTAATCCGAATGAAGGCTTTAATGATCCGCGCGATTATGACGCGGTAAAATTTTATGATGTTAACCCAGATACTGGGGAATTGGTGCGCACAGACGGATCAGATCAAGATGTTCCTCAACACCCACTTAATGTCGTTCGGGATTTTGAAACTGGTTCGGTTAAAATTAAAGAAAGATCCGATAAGCCGACCATAGAAGCAGGGCAACAGACGGCAGACGGAGCGGTAGCAGCAGAATTTTTACGAGAAGCAACTGACACCGTCGACGAGCGACTACCTGATTATGAATATAGTTATAATTATCCTCTTAAGAGATTTTTAGGTGAACCAACAACGCCTAGATTAGCTAGGGGCATGATAGATGGAAGTACAAAACTTAAATTTTCAATGGGAAGTAACGCCTCAGGTGCAATAGTCGTAAAAAGAGATGGAGATAATAATTCTATAGTTCAAAGAAAATTTGCACTGCAAATGAAGGGTTATCCATTAGCTAAGGGTAATCGTGATGGATCCTTAATTGAGTTAAGCGAACCAAACCCAGCCTATACGGAAAGCGTTATATATCCATATAATCACGTACATGTATCAGAAAGTGGTCATGCTATAGAAATTGATGATTCTCCCATGGCAGAAAGGTTGCATTGGTATCATCGTTCCGGTTCGTATCGAGAAATGCATCCTGGTGGAAAAGTAGTTGATAAATCAAATGAGGATTATTGGTCATGTGTTTTGAGAAATTCTCATGAAATGGTAGGTGGTTCAAAATTTGCCAGCATAAAAGGTGGGTATGAACTGGTTGTTAATACCGAAGGATCAGATGATGATTTTTACTTAAAAGTTAAAGGAATGGGTGGCGACGTTCGTTTAGATTCGGAACAAGGAAATATTGAAATGTATACCAAGAATGGTATAGCTTTTATTAATGCAAGGCGCATTGAGTTAAACGCAAGTCAAGAAGTTGTAATTAATACTCCATTATATAATCAAACCGGTTTGCCAAATGATCTACCAACCCTACACGGAGGTTCGCAGCTACCACCGCAACTAGACCCAGGCAAAAAAGGTGTGAAAGGAAACACAGGAACACAGATTGAAAGAAAAGGAGATTTCTTCGAGATAATAGGTGGTGAAAAATCAGTAAGTTCCGGAAGAATTAGTTATAGTAGTATGGGTGCATTCGGTATCAGCGCTCAAGGCATGACAACTACTATTTCACATAGTAGCGAAGAAAATATTACAGGTCAAGGTACGTCAACTCCACCCCGGCCCTCTAAGGCAATTGTCACAACTGAGGGGCATATTAATTTAAAAAGTGGAGGGGCAACTACCGGTTCCGGCGGAATTGTATTACAGTTAAATGATAATCCTTACGGGGTTAAAAAGTCTCCGTCGGCAGCAACAGGATATTTTCAAATTCTTCCCAGTTCAGGTAATCCTACTGCTTCAGATATAACATTATCTTCCAGTTTAGGTGATATAAAGATAATGAATAAAGTGGCCGAATTTTCAATGAGCAAAGGACCTCAAGGTAATATTGTGGTCGCCAGTCACGGAGCCGGAGGCACAGCAGAATTTAAAACCAAATTGGCAGGTTTATCTATTACCAGTTCAGGTACTATGTCTATTAGTAATGAAATAACATCCCTAAAGAAAATTATAGAAGCACTTATCGATGATTATTTGCAGCACTCACATGCAATAACAGGTGCTACTGCGATGGGTCCGATTTTACCAGGTGGGATGGCAGAACCAATGGGTGGAGTACCAGTACCACCAAAGTGGTTTTATGACCCCACTAAGGCTAATAAAGCCAAAATTGATTTAAACTCTTTATTTAGTGAATAATATGGCAAAAAAGGAAAAACAAGAAGAATGGCAAAGTCATGAGAAAGAACTACTAATGGCCCCTTTACTGGCACAATTAGCTGAAAAGACCTCAGAACTTATGAAATTGGAACATAAACTATTAAACAAAGTTAAGGAAGATGTGATCCAGTCGCACGAAAATATATTGAAGAAGGATTTAAATGGCCGTTAAATTTCCCCAGCACGGACTTGCTGAACGCGATTTATCATCTCGCGAAGACCTGAGGAATGCTGCAACCGGAACTCAAAGAAATACAGGACTGGGCGTCGGTGGGTCGTCATTGGATTTAAATCTATTAGGTTCTGCAGAAGGCGCACAGTTTGGCGTATTTTCCGGACGCGATCTTAATGCAGAAGCAATAGAATACGATCCTGATCTCTGGGATTCAAGAACTTTAGGAGGTGATAATAAGTATTTAAAACCTATGTTTGAAGGTGCTAAAAAAGCATTAGAACTTCATAAAGCAAATGCAATATTTATTAAGCAGCTATATGAAATGAACAAAGCCTTAATGACTGCCGCCATAGATCCTATATTCGCAGCGATTGATAGAATACTAGAAGAAATTATAGCCATATTAAACAGTTTACGTGGACTTGGTTTTTATATGATCCAAGTGACTTCCACTACTGTTCAGCAAAACGTACAAAAAAATCCTATTACTGGTGCATTACATGTGGGAACCCAAACTTTTGTACCGGCAAGAATGAATGCAAAAGGAGAATACGAAAAAGCGATAAAAGATGCAGATGGTAATTATAGTAGTGCGAAAGTGATAGATTCATTAACAAATGAACAAATTTATGTTGAATATACTCCATTATCTAAGAGTCAAGATCCAATTGGACCTTTATTTCCATCTTTTAAAGCCGATTTCGATCCTACGAAAACAGTCGGACTTGGACAATTAGCTAATGAATATTATATTCAGATGAACGAGTGGACTGGTTTAACGGAATTGACACCGAATGGTATTTTAGGTACTATAGATGAATCTTTTGATGATAAAATGGATGTACCGAAGCATTTGAGACGAATGATCCTCGACGGAGATTTAGATTCAAAAGATAAAGATGGCGAACCAGCCTTTACCTTTGATAAATTGTTTGAGTGGGAAACTTACAAAAATGCATACATAGCGTCCGGCGAGTGGGCAGGCCAGATGAACGAGGAGGCGATGAAAAATATGAAAGACCCAAGTTATTATGAATCCGGTCGACCCATCTTTCCTGCATCAGCTAATGTAGCAGGTATAATTTTTATAATCGGCGCCCCAGACCTCGCTCAATTTAATACAATATTAGATAATTTTAACAGATTTATATCTCTGGACGGATTAAAGGATTTATCAAAATCTATTAAAAAACTAACAAAGCCGGCGGTGGCTAAAAGAACTCTGCGCTTAAAGAAGGTATGTAATGTTAATATAACACACCAAAGACAGGGACGAAAGAGTGAGGCGTACACAAGAAGGAATATAGGGGATGAAAGGCGTGCTCCAACAGTAAAGGAAATAATCGGTGAAACTTTTACCAAAAAAAATGATTCTCAGGGGGCGTTTAATGTTCAAACTTTGAAAAAGTCAAAAAGGATAATGAACGTGTCCGGGGACAAAATTGCGCGTATCACAAAAGTTGTAAGCACTAAACCTATGTATATTCCCAAACCCAAAAATAATTCTGAACTGGAGTCATGGGATCAACCTTTAACTGAAAGCAGAATAAGAGAGAGAGCAAAACCGGCAGTCGTCAATGCAAATGAATTACCTTATAATGAACAAGTTCTAGAAGTTGAAATGATAACTAAAACTGGAGATTTTGCACCCGGTGACATAATAGTCGAAGGTATCCCTGCGCCGCCCCGAGAGATAATAACCGGAGACGGCGACAAAGGCGAACTCTCAGCGGATAAGAAGGTCGCCGCAAATGCAAAACTACAGGCTATTCCGGAATATACACAAATAAAAGAAGGAAGAGTTACAGTCGGTACGGTGGCTGATTCATACTCTATGACAGCAAGAGGAAAGCCACCTAATTGGAGGGGTCAGAGTATGGAACGAATGTTCCCCGGTTTGACGCAAGTATTTGATAGAGCGGAAGCAGAAGTAAGAAGTATGCAATCATCAGTTAAATCTTATAAAAAAATATTAGATCCGATTATAGATTTTCTTGATTCAAAAATAGATGATACAATGGCATTTGCCGCAGACATTGAAAAAATATTAGATCTATTTGCTAATGGAGTCCCAGCAACTGGAATATATTCTTTATATTTGCCTCCGCAACCAGGAGGTACTGAAAAATTTAGAGAAAGGATGATGGCGGCTGGTGGTGATTTCAAACCGCCGGAGGATTTAAAATATTGTGCCGGCGTATGTTTTTTAGGTGGTGGTCCGAATGAAGACTTGCTTGTAAGATCCGTAGACACTTTAGCAATGTTATTAGGTTTTAGAAGTCTCAAAGATTCTGAAGAAAAAGATATTGCAACAATGAAAGCTGCCGCCACTCCTATATTTGATGAAGAAAAAACGTATGATGCCGACGATGAATTATATTATAAAGGGAAAAATTACGTATGCTTGAAGAATGGTACCAGTGGTGAACATCCGTTACATACAAATCCTGTGGTAGATCCCGAAACAGGAGTTTCGGATGGAAGATTGGTTCTCAATGCCGAATATTGGAAATTATCGGATAATCAACCAGAGGAAGATGCAGAAGTAAAATCAGGAGATGAAAGAACAGCGGAAGAAATTAAGTCAGATAAAGCCAGTTGGCTAACAACGGCTAAAGGAAGATTAAATAAAATACTAGGTTGGTTAGATGGCAACAACACCCTCACCGGTGGCCAGAATATGAGAGATAAAATAAATGCAGTTTCTCTTTTTGGAGGCTTTGACAATTCAAAACCTCCGGTTTTCATTGGTGAAAATAGAAATATTTACGATGAACTATTTCAAATGCGAGAAAATGACTTAAGAGAATTAGAATTGTTAGTAGCTAGAGTTAAGGAAATGATATCAACAATTGAATTAATGCAGATCCAGGCTTCGCCCGGAACACCTTATGATTATGAAAAGAATCCGGAAGGTGTTCGCAATGGTAGTTTAAGATCTAAAGGAACAACATTAATGATTATAAATGGAGAATTTGTAGATTTTGTAGATGATTTTGATAGCGGGCAACGTAGAATCAGAGAGAATACTACAATTACTATAATGGATCCGACGTCGGATAGTTCTGGATCAACAAGATCCATTGAATCCTTGTCTAATTCAACCGTTGCTATTCTTGATGAACCATTTCCAGTGGACATAGACGAAGCTTTAGCATATGACATAGTATTAGATAAAGCTGAAGTTCCATCAGATTATATGGACCCAGTCACATATCCAAATTCCAAGTTCGACACTTGGGTAGATGCAACTACTACTGTAGCGGCTCATGGGATAGCTAATACCACCCATTATCTACATCCGGGTTATCGAGTGAGAGAATATTTAGCAAAAGCCAATACTATTTCAGTAATTATGCCAAACGGTGATGAATACGATACGCTCCCAGTGTGGACTGAGGCCGAAACGGCCTTCACAGCCGGAAACCCTGGATCCAAACGTACCGTTAGTGAATATGCAGCAGGCACTATAATAAAATTAAATGGCTTTGTTCCAGCATCGGAAGGTTTTATTATGGATCCTTCAACTGATGAAAATGTTGAAGTTTTCGGCACTGAACAAGCAAAGGTTGCTTCATGGATGGCCCTAGGCGTCTCCAAGGATGATAAGCTAACAGTTGATTTCGGCTCAGACACTGAAATTGAATGTACAATTTTAGAAACAATTGGAGATGAATATGTAGCCGTCAACGAGCCCTATAGAAGATCCGATAATTCAGATGTTGAACAATTTAAGTATCATGAAAACTGGAAATTTGAAATAGCAAAAGCAAGCGCAAAGGAAAAGACTTATAACGACCTAGTACAGAAAAGTAGGACAAAGTTTTTAAAATATTTGGAAGATATTAATACTAAAGCCGATAATGTTTATGTTGATCTTCAAACTTTACAAGATAAAACATGGCCGGCTGTTACTGTCGCGACGGAGGCGGTTGATGATGAAGAGGAAACCGGTGATGATGAAGGGGGAGGTTCAGAGGGGCTGGACCTTGATGATTCATTAGGGGGGTTTGATTTTGGGTCAACCTCTGAAACCGGTTGAAGATGAATAGAGATATAGTTATAAATAAAGTAACTGGAGAAAGAAGAAATGGCAGACGCACAATATACAGAATTATCAATAGAGCAAGGCGCTAAAAAACAGCATGACAGTAACTATAAACCATTATATTCTGATATAGATCTATCGTTTGCAGAACACCCTAACACAAGCGATCTAAAAAAAATAACAGGATATGTATGCATAAAACAATCTATGCGTAATATTTTACAAACTAGAAAATTCGAAAGACTTGGGCATCCCGAAATTGGATCAAATTTGCAAGATTTATTATTTGATCCAATGAGTATAATAACGGAAACTCGATTAAAACAAAGCATTGAAAATACCATGAGCACCTTAGAGCCGCGCGCTATAATTAGGGATATCCAAGTTACTTCTGAAGACGATAGAAATAGGTATAGAGTAAAAATAATTTTTACTATGATGGGATCACAAAATTCCGAGACATTCGAACAATTTTTATATAGATAGGAAACACTGTGGCAGAACAAACCTCAAAATTACAAGTATCTGAATTAGATTACGCTTCTATCAAAACGAACTTGACAACTTTTTTAAAGAGTCAGAGTGAGTTCGCAAATTTTGATTTTGCCGGATCTGGTTTAGATGTTATAATGGACTTACTTTCATACAACACATATTATAATTCTTTTTATTTAAATATGTTGGCAAATGAAATGTTTTTAGATACTGCGGAACTTAGAAATTCTGTTGTACAGAAAGCCAAACAAATAGGTTATACTCCACGATCAGTCCAAGGAACAAAAGCAATAGTCCAATTAACCATTACTCCGAACGATGCCGCAACAACTATGATTGTTGAAAAAGATAAAAGATTTTCAACTGTTATCGACGAACAAAAATATTTATTTACAACAGCTGATTCGTATTCAGGTGTATTAAACAATCTAGGAACATTTGTAATACCGGATGTTCAATTAAATCAAGGTGTTAGATTAACACACAAATATACAGTTGATTATAGTAATAAAGAACAACAATTTATATTACCTAATACAAATACAGATGTTTCG